TAGCCCTGCACGATCAGGTCCAGGTGGGTGGACTGGGTCCAGTGCGGGGGGTTGAGGATGCGGATGCGGTCGCCTGGGTCCAGGCCGATCAGGTCGCCGATGTGCTCCCGCATCCGCCGGTTGGCCAAGTCCAGGTGGATGGTGGGCCACCGCAGCTCGTCGACGGTGCCCAGGTGGAGCCTCCACCCGGCCTGATCGGCGGCCTGGCCGTCGGTGTGCAGGGACAGCGTCACCGACTCGTCGTAGCGGCCCACCCGGTCCACGCCGAGTGGCCCGTCGGTGTCCACCGCCTGGTAGCTACTGCCGCCCGCGCGTTTGACCTCGACGTCGTTGCGGGTGTCCTGGTCGTCGTCCTGGGGCTCCACCGGGTCGGAGATGTGCCCTGCCTGGTAGTCCAGGGTCACGGTCGGGGCCTGGTTGTACAGGGTGTCCCTCCCCCGGTACATCAGACCCAGGTGATCACGCGGTTCGCCCGGCACGCCCAGGTCCGCGTCCGTGGCCGCCCCCACCCCCTCCAGGAGAGTGCCGGCGGGTTCGGTGCCCAGGGCCGTGTCAGCGCCCCCCACGACCAGGATCGGCACGTCCTCGCCGATACCGAGCCGGGAGAGCCGGTCAGCGGTCGTCTCCCCCGCGTAGCCCGAGAAGGCGCGGTAGTAGGCGTTGGACTGGCGGGCCCCCCACACGGTCAGGTGCCCGATCGCGACGTCGCCCAGCTCGGTACCGAACACCGTGTCGACCCTCGCGGGGGACCCCACCCCGGGCGGGTAGGTGTAGGTGTGCTGGATGCCCCGCACCGCCTCGCCCGGGTCGAAGACGTCCAGCCGGGTCGTGCACGGGGCCCCCGTCCACGCTGTGATGCGCACCCGTATCCACTGCCCGTAGACCAGCGGGGCCGTGGTCTGGTCGGTGTACATCGACTGGGAGCCCAAGAGGTTGCCGTCGAGGTCGTAGGTGTAGGCGGCCAGGAGCGGACGCCCGTCGGAGAACTGGCGGGTGGTCACCTGTACCCGCAGGGTGGAGGACGTGACATCGAGGAGGGTCTGGTTCGTGGTGGACTCGGTGGGCTCGCCCAGGAGCACGAGCATGTCCGTCTCCCACGACCCGGTCGGCAGGGCCTGCACGGGCCCCGACTGGATCCGCGCGGCCGGGCGCACGGTCGGCAGAGCCTCGGACGTGGCCAGGCTGTCCTCGTCGGCGAACACCAGCCCCGACGTCGCCAGGGGGCCGCTGATGCCGGTGACCTCGGCGGCTTGGGCGGCCTGGGCTCCGTCCTCCATCGGCCAGTACGCCAGCGGCCGGAACGTGGGCAGCACCCTCCGCAGAGTGCTGCGCAGGGGTTTGGCGCCCTGGCCCAGGCGGCGGCTGATCCCCGACGCGGAGATGGGCACCCAGATGTTGGTATCGGACAGGTCCCACCGTGAGGGCCAGGAGGACACCTCCCCGTGGAACCGGCCCGCGGTCGACGCGGGGACGGGCTCGCGGATGGTGATGTCGCGAAACGACATGGTCACCGGGAACGTGGTGGTGTCAGCGGTCGGGGACACCTGCGCCTGGAACTCCAAGGGGCCCGCCCCGACGATGTCTTCGGCCCACCCCTGGGCCAGCCACCCCGCGGGCTCGGGGGTCCCGGTGGGCCACACCTTGAGTTTCACGGACGGGCCCACGGCGAGGATGCGCGCGCTCAGCTGCTCCCCGGCCGCGTAGGTCACCCCGTCCGCGACGGAGTCGATCGCGGTCAAGTTCGCGGCCTCGGCCCCCCGGAAGGAGTTGATGTGCGCGGAGACCCGGCACCGCCCGTCGGGGGTGCCGCCGTAGGTGCGCACGCTGATGATGGCGCGTAGGGCGTAGAGCAGCCCGCCGACGGTGTGCCGGCGAAACTCCAGGTTGCAGAAGATCGCGCCGTTGAGGCGTCCCTGGGGGATCTGGTCCAGGGAAAAGCTCCACGTGGCGTCGAAGTCGCCGGGGATGTCGGTGCCGGTGCGTGCGCCGGGCAGGGTGTTGATGGCGCCCATCTCCATCCGGCCCGCCCCGGTGCCCACCCACACGTCGTTGGTGGCGTGGTCGGCGAACACCGTCCAGGGCTGGCCGGTGTCGGCGGTGCCCCAGGAGTCCGGGGAGACCGTGCGCGAGAACGTGTCCCGCAAGATCAGCGCGCCCTGCTCGGGAAGCTCGCCGACCCGCACACGGATCGGGGTGTTCCTCCCGATCAGCCCGAAGTACGGACCCAACGGGTTCCTCGGCGAGTAGCGGCCGTGCCGGTTGTTCAGCAGCAGGGACAGAGCGGCCGGGTCAGCGCGGGCAGCCTCATCGGCCCGGCCCCGCGCGATGGACACGTCCTCCTCCACGCGCACGTCACGGGTGATGTCCACCCACGTGTCGCCGAGGAGGATCTCCACCGTGAGCGCCGGCGGGAACGTCGGCCGGAACACGCCACGGATGACGGCTGGGTGGGCGTCCACGGTTAGGGCACCGGTCGCGCCGAAGCGGCCCTCGCGTGCGATGTCGGCCGGGGGTGCGGACAGGACCCCGGGTGTCCCGGTCGCGGACACGGTGGCGTGGCGGGTGATGGTCGCCGACCCGGCCAGCGGCAGGGTTCCCGTGGCGCTGATGGGCCCCTCGTCCAGGTCCGCGGCGACGGCCGCCGACCCGGACAGGGGCAGGGAAGCGGTCGCGGCGAGCGTCTGGTGGGTGGGCCACGGACCCAGCCACTCGCCCTCGCCGATCCGCACCTGGTCGATGTAGACGTTCGCCCCGGTGCCGCCCTGGGCGAACAGCCCGCCGACCGTACCTCCCGCACGGGCGGCCGTGACGCTGTGGTCCGGGGCCCCGGTCGAGTGGGGGTCCGTCCAGTACAGGCGGCCCGCGAGTTCGGTGGGACTGACGATGGCCTCGACCCGCACCCACCGGTCGAACAGCTCGGACACGATGGACGGGTCCAGCGCCTGCCCTGCGAGGAAAGAGCCGCTGGCCGTGGCCAGGTACAGCTCCGACAGGTTGTTGGCGTCGCGCAGGCGCACCCAGCTGCCCGTGGTCAGGTAGAGGTAGAAGCTGACGCTGTAGTCGTTGCCGGTGGGGTAGTGCAGCCACACGTCGCCGTGCGTGACCGCGTCGGGAGTCCCCAGGCGCAGGGAAGACCGGCCCATCACCGCCTGGTCGCCGTAGCGGACCGCGTTCGCGGGCGGCGAGTTGCGCAGCCCGGCGATCGCATCCCCGTAGGGGGCGGAGTTGGCGACCGTGACGTTCGTGCCCGGGATGCCGTCGAAGCTGTTGGACCAGACCACTGCCATCGGTCGCCCCCTCTCTACTCGGAGCTGATGGACGCCATCAGGAGCCCGGTGGTCATGTCCAAGGTCAGCGGCTGTACGGTCGCCGTCCCCGGGGACGGGAACGGCTGCGGAACATCAGCCGGGATGCCACCGAGGAAGTCCCCGCCCGCCGTCCACAGGCCCACGTGGGTGACCTCGCCTGAGCCCAGGGCGGGCACGAGGAAGACCAGCTCGCCGTCGGCGGCCATGGCCCCATCGGCCGGGGACAGCCAGGACACGGCCTGGCGTTCGTAGTCGCCGCCGTCCACCTCGGACGCGCCGGTGGCGCCGGGGTCGCCGGTGTGCAGGGAAGCGGACACGGCGACGGTGCCAGCCGCGGTGAGCATCGGGTGGAACATCGCGTTGGTGAAGGCCACAGGGCCCTCCTCTCAGGTTGGGGGTCTACCGGCCGAACGCCACCTGGACGTCGCCGCGGCCGTCGGTGCGCACCCACTTGCGGATCATGCGCTTCATGTCGCCGTCGCCGCCGGTCACGTCCAGGACGATCCGCTGCTCGGACCCGCCGCTATAGCGCACGGACGCGGACACGTTGGAGGGGATGGCGTTGGTGACGTCGCCCAGGGTGGAGCGCAGGCCGGGAAGGCTGCCCTCGATCCCGCTCGTGAGGCCGCTCATGATGGCCGCACCGGTCGGCTCCAGGAGCTTCAGGTCGACGCGCATCGGGCCCTTCCAGTCCGGGATCATCCCGGTGATCTGGGAGAACTTCGCCCGCAGGGACCCGATCATTCCGGTGACGCCGTTGATCAGGCCCTGGATGATGTTGCGGCCGGCGCTGGTGAGCAGGCCGCCGAGGTTGCCCAGGGCAGACTTGATGCGGCCCGGGATGGAGCGCACGAATGCCACCAGTCGGGAGAACGTCGCCATCGTGCGGGTGTACAGGGCCAGGGCCGCGGCGACCGCGATGGCCTTGGCCGCGTTGAACCCGGCCGAGATGTTCGATCGGATCGTGGCGATCCCGCCGGTCACGAATGCCACCAGGCCGTTCCACAGGGCGGACACCTTGGCCTTGATCCACGCCCAGGCCGCGGCCGTGTACGCCTTGATCGTGTCCCAGTGGGAGATGATGATGCCCACCGGGTGGTAGGTCATGAACAGGTTCACGATCCAGTTCCACACCGCGACCAGGGCGCCCTTGATCCACTCCCACGCCGCGACCGTGGCCGCCACGATCTGGTCCCAGTACAGGATGATCAGCGCGACCAGGGCGATCACCGCGATGATGATCCACCCGATCGGGCCCATACCCATCAGCCACCCGGCGAGCATCTTCGCGCCCATGATCAGGGCCTTGAGGCCGAGCATGGTCATGGTCTTGCCGAGCATCAGCAAAGGTTTGCCGACCATGCCGAGCACCCCGGACAGGCCCTTGATGATGCCGATCAGGGCGGTCAGCTTGCCCACGACCGGGCCCAGGATGACCGCCCACGCGATGATCGCGGCGGCGTTGGCCTGGACCGGTCCGGGCAGGGACTGGAACATGGCGAGCAGGGTGCCGATGACGCCGATGATCTGCGGCATGGTGGTCAGGAGCTGGGCCCCGGCCGCCGACAGCACATCGAAGAGCTGTCCCATGGCCTCCTGGCCCTGGGCGGAGGCGGCCCACTCGCGGAACCTGCTGGTGAGCTGCTCGATGGTGTCGAGCAGGCCCTGCCCGCCGCCGGACGCGGCACCGAACAGCGACCCGAGCCCCAGGCCCAGGTCGCCGACGATCCGACCGAGCTGGGCCATGGTGTCGCCGGCGGACGTGACGATCTGCGACAGGCGGGCCGCCCCGGCCTCGGTGCCCAGGAACGCCGTCGCGGCCTCGGTGGCTCCGGCCGCCCAGTCCGTGAACCGGGTGACCAGCGGCAAACCTGCTGCGCTGAGCTGGAGGAGCAGGGTGAGGAGCGGGCCCAGGAGCCCGCCGAAGCTGCTCGTCGCGGCGGCCGTACCGGTGAAGGTGTCGGCCAGGGCTCCCTTGAACAGGGGTGTGTTCATCACCGACATGGCCTCAGTGGCCAAGCTGTTCAGGGAGTCGGCGACCTCGCCCATGCCCTTGTCCAGGGTCGGCATGATGCCCGACCCCAGCGCCGTCATCTGCTCACCCAGCCCGGCGAACAGGCGCTGCTGGACAGCCTGCTGGATGGGCTTGAAGGACTCGCGGATGCCCGCCCAGGAGCGCACGAAGGCCTGCGCCGAGGGGGCCAGGCCCTTCAGGGCTTCCTCCAGGGCCGCGGCGTCGCCCGACGCCACGGCGGCCATGGCGTCTCCCATGCCCGCCAGCCCCACCGACAGGACCGCCAGAGCGGCACCCGCCACGGCGGCGGCGGCCGGGAGCGCCAGGAGCGCGGCCGAGGCCGGACCCAGCGCGCCGGCCAGCGCCACAGCGGACGCCCCCAGGGTGGCGAGTCCGGCGATCTTGGACAGCTTCGACAGGCCCTCAGCCTTGCGGGCGAGGTTGTCGATGGCCCGGATGGCCTTCTTCGCTCCGGAGTCGAACTTCTTGCCGTCCAGCCCGAGCTTGACCAGCAGGGACGCGATCGTAGACACGGGGCACACCCCCCTCTACGTCAGGCCGTTCAGGTCACGCTGCGGAACTTGCGGCGTCGCGGCCGGTCGTCGCCGTCGGCGTTGATGGTGCCGCCCATGGCGTCGTGGGTCTGGCGGATCGCCGCCCAGAAGTCCTCGTCGGTCGCAGGCTTGTCGGTGTCCCAGTCGGGCAGGAACTTCTCCACCGGGATCGCCGCCTTGCCCTTGGGCCGGTTGGTGTTGGCGATCATCGCCATGATCATCGCGGTGTGGATGTCGTCGCGGCGCTGCCCGAGCGGTCCGTGGATGCGCTCGAAGGCCTGCCATCGGCTGATCTCGCGCGAGGACATCCGCGAGAGCATCTCGTGCAGAGTGCCGATCTTCAGGAACCCGGCCAGGCGGTGGTAGAACGCCAGCTCTGGCCGGGCCCTTATTCCCCCGCCAGCTCCTCGGCGTCCTCATCGGACAGGCCGGACAGGCGCTGGGCCACGTCGGCGATGACCGACAGGGCCTTGGAGGACTTCGAGCCGAGCTTGGCCACGTCGGACGCCCCGAACATCAAGTGCCCGCTGTTGGGGTCGACCACGGACGCGACCACGAGGCGGGCGCGGAAGTTGTCGAAGTTCTTCTTCTTGCCGCTGCCCCCGCGGGCGAAGCCGTTGATCTCGGCCTCGAAGCGGTCGCGCTCCTTGCCGGTCAGGGCCTGGACGCGGACGATACGGCCGCCCCACTGGGGGACGGGCACGTCCTCGGTCTCGATGTCGGAGATGTCGAAGATCTCGTCCCGCGACAGGAACGCGGCTTCGACCGGCTCGGCCGCCTGCGTGGTGTCGGTCATGGGTGTGGTGTCCGTTCAGGTCAAAGGGGTGGTCGAAGCGGGGCGCTACGGGGCGGGGGTGAGTTCGGGCTTGCCGGTGACCTTCCACGTCAGGGTCGCCGCCATCTGCCCGTCCACGGGCATCTCCCGCTCGAAGCCCGTCAGGATGGCCTGGAACTCCCACAGCTCACCGACCGGGGACTCCATCTGGTAGGTGATGGCGTCGGTGGAGTCGAAGTCCTCCACGAAGCTGTCGTGCTTGTCGGGGTCGTAGTGGACCTCGGCCGAGACTTCGCCGCCGTCGACCAGGCCGCCGATGAACTCGCGGTAGTGGTTGGGGCCGTCGTGGGCGGTGACGTCGTAGGTCCCGCGCTCGATGTTCGGCCCGCTGAAGCTGCCGACGTTGCCGACCGCGGTGAACACCTCGGGCTCTTCCCCGTCGCCGCGGCGGAGTTCGGTGCCGAAGCCGTCGATTCCTGCCATGTCTTCATGTCTCCTTGCTGAGCCAGACCCGGAAGCGCACCGGGCAGTGTCGGATGTCGGGGTCCGGATCGCGCATCATCCGGTGGTACTCACGGAAGATCGACACGTCCTCGAACCCGTCGACGGTGAGCGGCTGCCGGTCCAGCAGCCGGTCCAGGTGGGCGAGGATGGCCGCGCACTCGGCGTAGCCGCGGTACTTCGACCAGATGTGCACGATGACCGCCACGTCCAGGCCCTGGCCGTCGTGGGAGTCGGCCCGCTCCTCGATGAACTCCCCGAACGCCACGTGCGGGTACGGGACCACCTCGGGGATCTCGTCGCACACGGTGGCCAGGGCGGTCAGTGCGGGGTCGGCGGCCAGCTTCGTGTAGATGGCCTGCTGGATCGGCCACGCTGCGGTCGCCATCTACGGCAGCCGCTCGTTGATGCCGTCCCGGATCCAGCCGGGCACCTTCTTGTTGGCCTTGGAGGCGTTGGGGTACATGAACGGCTGGGCCGCCATCTTCGAGGTGCCGAACTCCACGAACTGGCCGTAGTACTCGTCCTCTGACCACACACCCACTTGGCCGTCAGCGGTCGCCCCCTTGCCCTTGACGCGCTTCTCCAGGGCCGCGCCCAGGTCGCCCTCGTCGATGGGCACGTCAGCGATCGCACCCTCGTACATCTCGTCCGCCCACTTCTGGGCGACCTCGGCCTGGACGTCGTGCATGTCCGTGCGCAGACGGGCCAGCGCGCGCTTGGCCATCTTCGCGCCGATGACCTTGACGCGGATCGCCATGTCACCCTCCTTCGGCTTGGCGGGAAGTGCATTCGGCCCGCAGGTAGGTGCCGCGCACCGACGGCTCGAAGACCGCCAGGACCTCCAGGCGCAGACCGGGTTGGCGGAGCTGGTCGCCGCGGCGCACGTCCGCCCCGGGGCGCAGGTACACCACGTGGGTCAGGTGCGCGTTCTCCTGGTCGCCGACCTCGCGCTGTCGGGCGGTGGGCTGGGACAGGCGCGCGGGCTGGTCCCCCAACGGGGCCCAGGCTTCGGTCTGCCCGCCCCCGCCGTCGTCGGTCGTGGTCACCCGCCATACGGCCACCGAGGTGTTCATCAGGTGGCCGGTGCCCCGCCTCACCGCGACCTCATCACCGACGCGCCCCCGCCGAAGCGGGCAGCGAGCCGGGAAGAGAGCCGGTCGGACAGTTCGAGTTCGATGATCTGCCCGTCCCCGCCGTAGGTCACCGAGTAGTCGCCGATGCGTTCGGAGCGCACGTCCCCGGCGGCCAGGCCCATGCCGTCGGCCTCGGCCCGGTAGGCGAGCAGGGTCGTGGTCGCGATGCGGCACACCAGCATGACGATGTCGGCCGGCACCTCGGGCAGCCCGTGCGTGTACGTCACCTGCACCTCGGACGGGCCGTGCCGGGGGGCCCACCCGCCCGACCTCCACAGCGCGTGCGAGGCCAGCCGCCAGTCGGTGATCGTCTCGCCGTCCAAGGCGACTGTGTCCACGGCGGTGACGGGCGGGCCGGGCAGGTGGATCCGTTCGAGTGGCTCCCCCTCCAGGGTGATGGTGGAGGTGGTCTGGGCGATGGGCACCCCGGCGGCCTGCCGGATGGCCGCCGAGGCGGCGTCCAGGTAGGCCTCCATCAGGGGCTCTTCCTCGGCGGTGACGGTCAGACCGAGCCGGGCCAGGTCGGCCAGGTCGGCCAGGGGTGGCAGGGCCACGGCGCACCCCCTATGCGGTCAGCTCGATGAGGTCCTCGCGGGTGAACACGGCCAGGTCCTCGCGGGTGCCCTTGCCCTGCTTGGCGGCGTAGTCGATCCACTCGGACTTGGGGGCGTCCTCGGCGGGACGCCCGTTGGCGGCCGGGGCTGGCGGGGTGTCCTCCTGCTCCTGCTCCTCGACCGGAGTCGGGGTGGGCGGAGTGTCGGGCAGGTCCATCAGCTGGGCCTTGGTCATGTCCGCGGCCTGGGCCTCGGTGAGGCCGTGCACCGCCTGAGCCCAGGCCGTCCACGCGGGGCGGGTCGCGGTCTTGGGCGGGCGGGGCACCGCGCCCGTGGTGAGCGCGGTGCCTTCCTCCTGTGCGGGCGCGGGGCGGCGGGCGGACCCCAGCGGGGACCCGTCCGCGTTGACCCGCACCAGCTGCCCGGCCGCGAGCCGGTCGGCGATGGCCTCGGGCAGGGGCAGGTCCATGGCGAAGACCATGCCGCCCTCGCCCTTGACGTGGATCGTCTCGGCCATCAGGTGCTCCTCGGGATGCGCAGCGCGGTGATGGTGCCCGTGGTCGCGGTCGACTCGACCATCAGCGACCCGTCGCCCTGGACGAACCGGCCCGACTCGAAGGGGCCGATGTAGGCGGTCTCACCGAAGGCCACACTCACCTCCAGATCGCCCTGACCGGCGGCGATCGCGGGCGGGTGGTCCCCGGCCTTGACGGTGATGTCCAGGGCGTCCGCGTCGTCGGTGTTGGTCACCACCAGCACGGTCAGCTCCGCGAAGCTGTCCGCGAGCTGCATGTCGTTGGTGGGGGCGGCCACCAGGGTCGTCCCGGCGGGCTGTTCCACACCGCCGTTGGGGATGAGGTTGGTGTAGGAGAGCTGGGTGGTTGCCATGGGTGCGTGCTCCGATCAGGTCAGGCGGGGTCGATGAAGGCCGCGGCGAGGCAGTCCGGGCGCGTCACCTTCGCGCCGTACAGGGCCAGGCCCTTGACCGCGTCAGCGAAGCCGTTCTCCGGGCGGTAGGCCTCGGTCTTGTTGATCTGCTCCGCGAAGGTGATCGCGGCATTGGTGCCCGCGGTCACGACCTGGTCGCTACCGGTCGGGCTGGGCACGTTGTTGGACTCGAGGATGTCGAACCCGGCCGCGCGGCCGACCATGCCGTTGCGCAGCCCCTCGGTCACACCGGACGCGTCGACCTTGACGAACCGGTCGTCCAGCAGCAGCGACGCGTAGAACTCCGGGCTCACCACGACGTAGCGGCCAGCGGTGGGCACGTTCGCCTTGGTCAGGCGGGTACGCAGCGGCACCAGCACCTTGTCGTAGGCGTCCGTGGGGGCGGTGTACGTGTCGATCGGGGAGCCGGACACGTTGAGGAAGTTCGCGATCTGGATCTGGGTGTACAGGCCGGCCACGAACTGGTCGACGGTGTCGGCCAGCCCGTAGGCGGCCTCGCTCATCGCCTGCGGCATGAGGTTGGACCGCACCTGCCGGGCGTCCACGTCGTCCACGGAGAACGCCCAGTACTTCGCCTGGTCCACGACCAGGGTGCGCTGGGCGGTGGTCAGGTTCTCCGGGGTGATGGTGGTGGACCCGGGCACGTAGTTGCCGATCGCGGGGCGCGACACGCTCGTGATGCGGACGGTGTCACCGGACTCGGAGATGTCTCCCTCGTAGTCGCGGTTGACGACGTCGGGGGCCGCGTAGACCAGGGCCTTGCGGAGCGCCACCAGGAGCTGGGCGGACCAGATCTCGGGGACGAAGTTACGAACAGACATGGGTGCCTTCCTCGGCTACTTGCCGCCGAGCAGGGTGTCGAAGCGGCCCTCGGTGCGGGCCTTCTCGATCTGCTCGGGGGACATGGTCTTCAGGTCGCTCTTGGTGAGCTGCTTGGGCCGGGACGCC